ACAAATAAGTAAAGGAATTAAAAAATGTTATATGATACTATTACTAATTATGGAATAACAATAAAAAACAATGATATTTATTTAGTTAAAAATGGTCAAGAAATAAAGCTTGTTGACATTGAAAAGGAACTAAATAAAACATTTAGTAGATGTGATAACCTTAGTGCAAGGTGTGATTGAATAACACTATTAATTGTTGCGTGTGCATAAGGTCAACACACAAGCGTATTCATTCAAACATAACGCCACATTAAACACTAGATAATACATACACCTAGTACATCACACCACAAAATAAAAACCCCTCGAAAATGGAGGGGTTTTGTTTTATTTCCTTTTTTATTATTTGAATCTAAATTTCAACATTATTATAATAAATCATTCAAAAATTCAACCTATCCTCGAAAGGCAAAGGGAATATTAACGGGGGTGGTCGTGCTAAAAAAGCCTCACACTCATTCTAAGGTAATTTTTTTAAAAAGGGGTGTTTTTTTCAACTTTTTGTGATGCGTAGCATATATCTGAGTAATATAACTGTATAATAGGAACTTTATATTATATTATATATTATATATATATATTATATAGAGACGAGAATTTGTAAATTTTAAAAATAATCTGTATATTTTACCATGGATTTTAAGGAGATAAAAAACACAAAGCACTATCTGTACGATGATGAAAAAGAGTTTTCTTTAAATCATCAAAATGTTGCTGTTCGTCATAACTGGCGTTATGGTGAAGAGGGTGAGTGGGTTTTTACAGATGATGATTTTGTGTGTCAAATCCTAAGAAAGTCACGTATTACTGAGAATGATGGCAAGCCTACGACTTGCATAAGGACTGTTTGTGGTACATTTAATGCTAATAATAAGAATCGAGAAATGTTAGGTAGAGATGGTATAGCTGAAAACATATATACCTTCTCTGGAACAAATTTAACTCAAGAAGACTTTAAAAAAAGAGGGAGAAATTCAAAAGAGCTTTTATTTGCAAGATATGTTGCTACAGGTATGAAAGTAACTGAAGCATATAAAAAAGCATATCCAAGTGCAAAATCAGATAGATACATCAAAAGTCGCACTGAAAAGCTATTAAAAACGGAGACTATTCAAAAAATGGTAAAAAATGAAATTTTAGACATCTTAAAAGAGAATGAGGCAACACCAGAATACATCATTGAAAGATATAAAACTATTGCTGATATGGCTGAAAATGATACTCATAAGCTAAAAGCATTAGATAGTTTGGCAAAAATGTCTGGATTATTCGATGTAAGTGAAAAAAAATCAGAACAAGTTACTGTTTGGGCTGGTTGGTCACCTGAGCAGCTGGAAGGAGTTAAAAAACATGGAGAACCAGAACTCATCGCACATGCAGAAAAAGACGAAGACGACTAGAAAAGCAGAAAAAGATGATCCTTGTCCTATTTGCAATGAAGATTTATACTTGGATCACGAATATACACAAAGAATTGGACTTTTAGGCGATAATGACGAAGTTATTGGCTGGGTTTGTCCGTTTTGTAACTCTGAATTTGATACAGACAATCATTTAACTAAATTTATGGGAGAAACAGGAATGAGAGGGGAAGCTTAATGGTAGATTTTAAATCACTGGTTGAGCGTATCTGTGAAAATGAAGGTTTTAAGGCAAAACCTTACAAATGTACAGAAGGCGTGCTGACTATAGGTCATGGAATAACATATTTAACAAAAGAAGAGTCTGAACATATTGTTGCAGGACGTGTAAGTTACAAACATTTAAACCTTTTGCAGACTCTTGATTGGTATGAAGAGTTGCCACCTAATGTGCAGGGGGTTATTCTGGAAATGTGCTTTCAGATAGGCACTAATGGAATGTTAAAATTTAAGAAAATGATAGCTAATATGAAAAACAAGGATTGGAAAGCTGCATCTGATGAGATGAAAGATTCAAAGTGGTATCGTCAGACAAAAAATCGTTGTGAAAGATTAGCCAAGATTGTCGAAGAAACAAAAGAGTGACAAGGAGGGATAGACTTCGACTATTAAACCTATTTGTGGGGTTTTTTAATCTCTACATATGGCATATTGGTGGAACTCTATTCACATTTATTATTGGATGCTTAAATATTGGAGTCTTTGTTTTTGGAAAGAAATAATGTCACCACAAACAATTTGTACAATTTTGCTATTTGGCTTAGTAGCTTGGGAAAATGATAATGCTAAACCAAAGCCTTATCCTTTGGCAAATGGAGATACATTGATGATTAGAAAATTTGGGTATGATTTTTGCCCTCTTCATTGCGAGGTTGATCATTTTCATACAGGACATTTAAAAAATTATGATTGCGAAACAGAAATATGTACACATATAATTTATGAAGATAGATATAAGTAAATTTTTTACGTTTATATGGATGTCTTTTGTAGGTTATTTAATTTATTTAATTTTGTTAGATATTAATTATTTAACTCAATTAGCTCATGCATATCTATCTATGGCAGTTGAGAGTATACAAAAGTAAATGGCTAATTTAAATTTACATGGAGACGTTTCCAAGAATGAAAAGCTACTTAATCAAGCTTATCATGATTTAATCGTTTTTGGCAAATTATTCTCTCCACAAGACTTCCTCGCCTCTGCAACCCCTCACTTTCATGTGGAGGTGGGGAAGCTCCTCATTGATAAGAAAATACAGCAGTTAGGCTTAGTTTTACCTCGTGACCATGCCAAATCCACGTTAGCAGCTACTGCAATCCTTCACAGATTTTTATTTGCAACAAAAGATAAGCCAGAATTTATAGCTTGGATTGGTGAAGCACAAGATCAAGCAATTGATAACTTGAATTGGGTGATGAACCATATAGAGCTTAATCCAGCTATAGATTACTACTTTGGTGACTTACAAGGGAACAAATGGACGAAATCCGAGTTTACACTAACGAATGGCTGTAGAATGATTGCAAAAGGTGCAAATCAGCGTTTAAGAGGAAAAAAGCAATTATCTACTCGTTTTACTGGAATGGTACTTGATGATTTTGAATCAGAGTTAAATACGAAAACGCCAGACGCAAGACAACAAATTAAAAACTGGGTTACAGCAGCTGTGTTTCCAGCGATCGACTTTGATAAAAATGGGTTTTTATGGTGTAATGGTACTATCGTTCACTGGGATTCATTCTTAAATGGGTTGGTCACGGGTTGGAGGGATGCTCAAAAGAGTGGGGAAGCATATTCTTGGGAAGTATATACTCAGAAAGCAATAGAGGATGGTCAGCCAATCTGGCCTTCTCGTTGGCCATTAAGCAAGTTAGAAGAGCGTAAGCAATTCTATATTGATAGTGGAACTCCTGCAAAGTTCTATCAGGAGTATATGAATCAAGCAAAATCACCAGAAGATCAGATTTTTGCTGAGGAAGATATAAATGAAGCACTTTATAGGGGGAATATAAGATTTGAAGAAGCATCCAATAGCTGGTATATCAAATTCGATGATGGACACTCAGAATATGTCAATATTTACATTGGTGTCGATCCTGCTTCAACTGTCGCTAGTAGGAATGATTATAGCGTTATTATGGTTTTGGGCGTTACTGCAGAGTATGATTACTATGTTATTGAGTATTGGCGTGAAAGAGTGCTCCCGATGGAATGTGCTGACAAGATTTTTGAGATTGTTAAAAGGTATCATCCAGTAAGAAGAGTTAATATTGAGACTATTGCCTATCAGGAGATGCTTAGAGACTATGTGCAAAAACGTAGTAAGAAAGAGGGACTTTTTGTTCCAGGCATTGAACAAGGTATTAAAGGATATACACAAAAGAAAAAGGATCGTTTATTTGAAGGACTTCAACCAATGTTTAAAGCTGGAGCTGTTCACCTTAAAAAACTTCACCACGAATTTATTGGTGAACTATTGGATTTTCCAAAAGGCTCTCATGATGATACTATTGATGCTTTTTGGCTAGCAACACAATTTGCAAAAGGAAATCCTAAAGCTGGAAAAATTAAAAAGGAAAAACAGAAAGATGGTACTTTTATGAAAGCACGTAAAGCTTATAACTGGATTACAGGTAAACGTGTCTGATTTGCATATAAGTATAGTTTTTTATTAAATTTACCATATGATTAAACAAGATAAAAGAGCAGAAGAAATAAAAGAGCGTTGGCAACGATGGTTTGATGCTAGAGCTGACTGGGATGTACAAGCCAGAGAAGATATAGATTTCTATCTCGGTAACCACTTTTCAGAGGCTGAAGCTGCAGAGCTAGCCGAGAGAAATCAAATGGGGTTACCCATTGATAGGCTCTATGCAGCTATTGAACAGTTTAAAGCTATTATTACATCTAAGCCACCAAAATTCGCTGCCAAAGGCAGAGAGGATTCTGATAGTAAATTAGCAAGTGTGTGGAGTACTATACTTGAGTATATATGGGATATATCATATGGAGACGAAGTATTTAAACAAGTTATTCATGATTATTCTGTTACTGGTCTTGGTTATTTTTATGCATATATAGATACTGAAGATGATTTTGGTAGAGGTGAAGTTAAATTTACATATGTTGATCCATTTCGTGTAGTTGTTGATCCTCATAGTAGAAACAAATGGTTCGATGATGCAAGTGGTATGCAATTATCAACTATAGTAACTAAGCAACAATTATTAGATAATTATCCTATGTTGGCAGAAGTTGATGAGAATGGTGATGCACTTATTGATAATATAGAGTCAATTGGTGTATCTGATAGTGATTATCCCTCACCACAAAATAAACAAGAAGGAATATCATTTACACCAGATATTGTAAAAGATTATGACTGGGGATCACAAAGTGAAAAATATAGAATAATAGAAGATTTTAGGAAAGTTAAGATGCCATTCTTTAGAGTTGTTGACCTTCAGAGTGGACAAGAGAAAATTTTAGATAATGATGGTCTTGAGCAATTATTAGCAAGTGAACAGACTTCTGAAGCTTTTGATAAAGGTCTGTTTGATATTGTACAAGTTCAACAAACAAGAATTAAATGTACTGCTATTGTAGGTCAAGTTGTTTTATATGAAAGAGTGATGGATACTAATATATTTCCATTAGTGCCTGTACCAAATATTTGGACTAATACTCCTTACCCGATGAGTGATGTTCGTAAGAACAAGGGATTTCAGAGGTTCTTAAACAAAGTAATGTCATTGATTACAACACATGCACAAGCTTCTTCAGGATTGAAGTTGCTGATTCCACAAGGTTCTGTACAAGATATAGAAGAACTTGAACGTGATTGGGCGAATCCAAATGCAACGATTGAATATGACGCATCTTTTGGAGAACCTCATTTTCCCTCTCCTCAGCCATTAGCTGGATCAATAATGCAACTTCCAACTATGGTTGAGCGTTATATAGATTTAAATATTGGAATATTTGAAATGCAACAGGGAAATACTGAAGCTGCACCTAGAACCTCATCTGGTACTATGATGATGGAAGATTTTGGGCAAAGACGTTCTAAATCTAAATTACGTGATGTAGAGGCAAGCTTAAAACGACTTGGTGTATTAATATATCATCTTGCAAAATCACATTATGATTTTAAGAAAACATTTAGGATTGTTCAACCAAATAATGATATGACTGAATATACTGTAAATAAGAATGTATATGACGATAAAACTAAAGAAATTGAAACTATAGAGAACAATATCTCTATTGGTGCGTTTGATATAAGAGTGATTGGAAACTCTACAATGCCTTCTAATAAGTGGGGAGAGTGGAATGTTTATATGGAGGCATATCAAGCAGGTTTAATTGATAAGGTTGAGGCATTAAAGAAAACAGAAATATTTGACAAAGAGGGTGTATTGAAAAGAGCTGATATGATTGCACAATTGCAACAACAATTACAAGGTGCACAAGAACAAATTAAATCGTTAGAAGGTGATTTACAAACAGCACAACGTGAAGATATTAATTCACGTAAACGTGTTGAGGTTGAGAAATTTAAAGGAAAACTTAAAGAGCAGGAATATGATTCCAAGACTCAAAATAAAGCTTCAATAGATAAATTATCAAATGCGGTGAAACTCGAATCGGAGAAATTACGTCTAGCAACTGATGCAGAGAGACGTAGTCAGACTCAAAAACGAAAAGAGAAATCGCAATAACTAAGGAGAAAACATGTCAAATGAAGACGTTATCGCTTCTGTAGTTGAGAGTCAAGATGGCCAACTCGACAATCCAGAAGTAGGGCAAGATGAAGGAGAAATTCAACAAGAGAGTTCTTCACAAGATTGGGAGTCTCAAGCTAAGTACCACCAATCTGAAAAGGATAAACTCTATGCTGAAAATCAACAGCTTAAACAATATGAGAAAATTGGGAAATTCTTGGAATCACGTCCAGACTTGGTGCAAAACCTTGTTTCTGAGGTAGGTGGTCAACCAAATACTCAACAGCCAAATATTGATTTAAAGCCTGATGAATTTGACCCTTGGGAAGCCTATAATGACCCATCATCGAAATCCTATCAAT